CGGCAGATGTCAGGAAGTCATCGGCAATATCGCCCAGGTAGTCATCGGCATTCGCATTAGATTCACCACGAACCCAGCCAGTCCAGTCACTCTGGTTGCCGATACGGTCGACCAGACGAGCCCGGTACCAGAACTCCTGACCAGCCTTCAAACCCAGTTGGGTGTATGTGTGTTGCGGGTAAGGAACCCCAGCAAGCAACAGAGGATTATTCCCGCTACCATTAACTGAATACTGCAGTTCGGTCTGGAGGGTATCTCCGGTATCTGCCGGGAAAGACCAGTCAATCTGAATACCCCAGTTGATAGCTGTGGTGCGCAGACCAACCGGTTTGGGAACACCCCCAGTACGTCCAGTGAGATGAGTCAGAACAGAAGAGGCCCACAGACTGGACGCTCCACCAGAGTTAATGGCGCGGACGCGCACAAGGTAATCACCGGAATAAATCCCGGAGACCTCTATATTGCGCAGGCCTGTTTCGGGAATATTGATCCACTCATTATCACCGCGTTTCCACTGTGCCTGATACGCGACAATATCCGCCTGAGGTTTCCCGTTTTTATCTACTGGCGCATCCCAACTCGCAACCATGGTCGCAATACGCTGCCCCTGCCGGACCGAGTCGTAGCTGCTAATTGCGATGTTCGACGGTTGCCCTACCAGGCCTGTCGGTATCAAACTGATCGGTGGCGTATCCAGCCGGGCGTTGTTATCAACGGCATCGTACTTCGCCCCGTTGTACTCTGCACCGGTGATACTGTAGGTGTTCTCCTCATCGTTAAATGTCAGGTTGGTTACACGGAAATACTGCAGGCGTAACTGGCCGGCATCGATAACAAAAATGGCATTAGGTAATGGCTCAGCGGTAAAGGCGGTTGCCAGTATCAGTTGCTGGCCATTAACTGCCTGGATGGTTCGGCTCTCAACGGTACCACCCTGAGTACGAATCATCAGAGTGTCGCCGGGTACGGCACTTGTCCCCCGATCGGTAGTTACAGATTTCAGCGCGGCGTTGTATTCAGTAATACGTCCACCATAGACACGGCCAGACAGCCGCTCATCCGCAAACGCAAATACGGTCCCCGGCACATAAGCGAAGCCATCAAGTCCAGTCTGAACAGTGATAATGCGATCCAGCGAGTTGGAATAGACGGCCCACCCTCCGCGGCGCTGAGCTTCACTCTCTCTCGTACAGCCAATCGCGGTCAGTTGCGTCTGCTTAAACTTGAACTGCTTAACCAGATCGGGAAACATCACTGCCGTAGTGCGATCCTGATAGTGATTATCCGGGTCACTAAAGTTTATCAGCGCTGAGCTATAGCGGTTCTTTTCACTTCCACTGGAATACGTTGGCTTGCCGACAACAGAGGCGCGGGTCAGTATCTGAAGTTTTGACGTATCCGCTGGCATATCAGAGACAACATTGAACATATTGTTGCCCCAGAACGTCATGCCGTTAAAACCTGCCGCAATATCCTTAATCACCTGCCAGGCATCAGCCTGAGCCTGGATATAAACATCAAACATAAAGCGAGGCTCGGTACCGCTGCCACCCTTACCATCCGGCACCTTCTGGTCGCAGCGTTGGGCAATACGATACAACTCCCATTTATCGAGCATCGCTGGCGTAACCCTGCGACCAAGACCGAAGCGCGGTTCAGTAAGAATATCGAACCAAATCCATGCAGGATTATTCGTCCATCCCCATTTGAATGTACCGTCCCATGTACCGCTATAAGTGCGTGCAATTGGATCGTAGTTTTGAGGGATACGGATTACCCGACCTTTAGGTTTACAAGAAATTTTCGGGATGTTGCTGAACGACTTTGCGTTGAATGACACATACAGCAGTGCGGTATGCGGGTAGCGCAAGCGGGCGTCGATCACCTCTGTGATGGCCTGCACCTGGGTTTTGTTCTGCAACATCTGGCTGGTACTATCTGCAGTATCCCGGACAACTCGAATCTGCCAGCCGGTGCTGGCTTTGGGAAGATTAATACGGTGGGTTAGTTCGTAGAGCGAACTGAGCTTTTCTGTGATGGTTTTAGTCATGACTGTCGAGTAAACCCCACCGTCCACAGCAAGGTCGATATGATACTGAACCGTTGTGCCAACGATATCGCCATCATTCTCCTGCTGTTGAAGGCCAGGAATGCCAATTCGTACTAATACGGCATCGATCTGGGTATTGCTGATAGCTCTAGTCCATGGGGTAACTTTCGTCAGCGATACGCCAACCGTAGTTTCGTTCTCGACTGCGGGAAAACCCGGAATCGGTGTCTGGGTCTGTGTGCCCGGTCGAAATTCCCAGGAAACGTTCTCAAAATTCATTGTTCCGTCGGCATTGCCCAGCGGCGTACCATCCAGGAAGATACGTGTGGCATCCAGACCGCCTGCAAACTCGCCCTCACCTAGCACCAGCAGCATGCGACAGCGAGCCATAGACTGGGCGGAATCCGGCTGTTCTACGGGCGTGTGCTGCTTCTGGCTGCCGCCTTTTGCACCAGTAATCGTGGCCATATAGCATCCATAAAAAAACCCGCCGAAGCGGGTTGGTGTTTACTGAGGTTTATCACTCAAAATACGTGACTGAAGTTATCTCATAATCAAACGTATTTTCGGCTCCAGGTTTTTCAAAATAGGTAATAATTTCCCCTGGTCGTAACGTCCTTCCAAGTACGTCAATTGTTGAATTAAATTGCTGGTAATCTCGACCCCAGTCTATTCGTAGGCACTTCTGATCATCACTAATTTTACTGATGAATGAATAATCGCCCGGAGGGAAAGAGCCATACCCGTATCCAGTGATGACCCCATACACACCTTGTTCAGGTTTGATATGCCCACCAGAATTTATAGCGGCGACAAACTCCAAAGTAGAATCGATACGATTATCGTTTTCCTGTTTCAACCATTCAGCGACTATTTTTACTGCTGGCATTAAACTCTTCCCTATAATGAAATGCTGAAGAAAATAGCATAACACTTTGCTGATTACCCATGACCTATGGTGCTGAAAGTTAAATGTCTTCTGCAACAATCCCTGCACTGATTATGGCGCCGCCGATCTCCCGTTCTCCATATAGCGCAGCGACCGGATTACCCATCGCCAGGGTGTTTACTGAACCACCGAAAGCATAACTAGGTTTGTTATCGGGATCATCTCGCCCCTGAAGACCTTTTGGTTGGGGTGATAGCATCTGGTAGATACCGCCGGCCATCATTGAACTACCCGACATTATCAAACCGGCAGCGAATGTGAGCCCCACACCTGTCCATCCAGTAAGAACACCGGTTACAACGCCAGCCACAACCATCACGGCCCCAAGGATCGTCTGAAACAGACCAGCCTTCTTTGCACCTTCCATAACTGGTGCGATGCGGATATCACTGTCACCGGCCAGTTCTTTGAAGTCCTCAACACCGATGTTTCTTTTTCCACGAAACACCGCGAATGTCATTCCATTTTTCTTGGCGTTCATCAGATAACTTTCCAGGCCATCCAGGTTAATGCAGAGTGCCTTTACCGCTTCAGCAGATGTTTGTACCGCCAGTTTATGCACGCGCCCGAAGCGTGCGCCCAGTGCGCCATACAGACGAATGGTGGTTAAACGCGCCATGGTTTTATCTCCTGCGGCAGGTTTTTGTGACGAACGCAGATCATCGTGCGGTCTTTGAAATAGCCTCGGGCATACGGGGTAATACATGAAGGCTGGCCGTAAAGGTGATGGAGCAGTTCACCTTCTTCAGTGATGATGCCCGCATGGTTCCACTTATCGGAATCAACCTGCATGATGACCATACAACCTGGTGCCGGATCGCACTCGACGAACCCTTCCCGTTCCCAGTTTTCGAAATAGAGGTTTTCCGGGTACTGGCTTTCCCACCACGGGTAATCGACGCGAAAATCGTTCAGCGTGACGCCCTGAATGGCGTGCCAGTCCATAATCAGCCCCCAGCAGTCATTCGAGCCCAGGATAAACGGACGCCCAATAAGCGGCACCGCCTCCGGCATTATCTCGGCGTATTCATCGCTGTCAGGTGAGTAAATACCCCAGATCACGCCGGAGTTGTTGCACTGCTGGCTGTCCAGATCGGACGGAATAGGCCGGGCACCGTCGCCCGGGTGGGAGTGGATGACGCGAATAATCGTCCCTATATCTTCGGCGTTAGCCCAGTGCTCGCCGTCGATGCGAAAATGCTCTGTCGGATTTTCGTGGGTATTCGGCACGGGAATGTAGCGCTGGCGACGGCCAGACTGAATAACGAAGCCACAGCACTCACGCGGGGATTCATCCAGTGCATGCGCCCGCATAGCTGCCATTATGGTTTTATTCATTTGTACGTCCGGTTATCGGATAAAGAGAACGGTTGCCGGGAAGCCACCAAAATCGAGGATTGCCGCGTCAGGGTCTGCCAGGCCAGCGCCAAATCGTTTACGGCAGTCACTGAGGCAACCGCCACACACATCAAGGGCAGGATCTGATACCGGATTCCCTTTTGCGTCGAAATACGCAGTGCCGTTATAGGTGCATCCATCGCCGCTGCGATACTGACCGCGCAGGGCCCATTCACAAAGCGATGTGATTTGTCGGGTGGGGATCACAAGGCTCTGCAAATCGGCCGGGCTGCTGAGTGCCCAGGTAACCACCTCATCATCTTCGGAGGTTTTGGTGTCAAGCCAGAAGGTCTGCAGGGAGAACATCGACGGATCGGCCGTCGCGTTCACGCCGCCCGGGAAGTTCACTGCGTCCAGGTAAACAGCGTAGGTGTCGATAATACTCACCTTCGCATTCACCATATCCTTGAACTGAAGGCATAACGCTGTGATGTGACCATCAAGGTTTGATACGCTGAGCTTAGGCTCGGCGGCCTGATCGGTTGAAAGCGCCAGGTCAGTAATCTGGAAAGGCCAGAAGTCATAAACCTTGCCGCCGAAGACGATTGGCTTTGGACCAAGCTTATTCTCATCACCGTTTGCCGCGTCAATCTCTGCTGGCGTATGTGGAAATGGTGCGTAATGAAAGCGGTGGATCCCGCCGCTGAACTCAGAGGCATCCACTTCGACCAGGCGGACCCTGCCTCCTGGCGCCAGCTTCGCCGCTGTATCAATCAGTGCTGTCATGTTCTACCTCAGGCAAATACACCATAGGCGCGCTTAATGGTGAACGTCAGCTCAGCGAATTTGCTGTTCAGTTGGTTTTTGCGAACAGAGTCGGCGACAACGCGATACAGCCCCTTCTCTTCGCCCGGCGGCGTGATGATGAAAGCCTTAACGGTATGAGCCAGAAGAAAGTCCCGGATCGCGTTTACCTCCGCCTCAGTGCCAGTATGTTTCATCGGCACCTGGATCGCCGTGGAGTTGATGCCGTTCTCTGCTACCTGCTCATAGCCATCGCCAAACTGCGCTGCACGCACCGTCTGACTGTATTCAACAGGGCCAGCGCCGAGCTGCGAGCGCCAGCTGTAGGTTTCAACTGCCATGTTTGCTCCATAAAAAAAAGCCACCCGAAGGTGGCTACTGTCTGAATATCAGGATGTTACAAAACTAAATACCTGGTTATGTTGTGGGTTCAGCCCGTCAGCGGTGGGACGCTGGCGAACTAATTGCTGAGGCCGGGCTGATGGCCTCGGTATAACAGGAGTTAATAATGAGTTTTAACAAAGAAGACCAGCAAGACGAAGCGTTAGCTTTTTTGTTGGCCGTTGCCACTGTCGAATCAGGTGATGCAGGAGCCTTTCGTCAACGCGTAACTCAATATATGACAAAGGCCTATGGCGACGATTCATCCAAAATGACCATGCAAGAGCAAGGTCGAGCCGAGGCTGTGTCCAATTTGTATGCCAGAGCGGACAAAATCTATCACCGCATCAAATAACATCAAGCCCCGGCTAGTCCGGGGCTTTTGATGTCTGCAATCGCTTCACTGGCATATTCTTTGGCACGAGCTTCAATCTCTGCATAAGAGGAGTCAGGATTAAAATCCTCCTGATAGATAAGCACCAGTTCATGAGGTGCGTTAATTTGCTCAAGCTTGCAAACTGTAATTTTTGTTTTGATGGTCTTTGTCGTTTTAATTTTTAAATCAGGGTGGAGGCTTTCCTGTCCATTGCCATCTGCTACAAATTCAAATCGAGAACCAAATTCCGGGAATCCAACGGTCATTTCCATAAATTTCTCCTGCCTCTCGGCTATAGATGTAAAAAGCCCCGCATTAGCGAGGCTGGATGTTTATTGAGGTCCGGGTGGGCTTAGTGGTACGTTAAAATGCAGTAGGGTAAATCCCAAACTCCGATCCTGAGCCGTACCCTATTCTGTAGGTTAACACCTTACCTTCGGTTACTTTGCCAGCCTGTTCGCTCATTCCTCCGCCGCACATACCTTTTGGCCATGCACTGAAGATATGATCACCCAAACTAGGGTAGATTGTAATTTTTTGTTCTGGGTCAAGGTCAGCAACTTCACGACCATCAACATATACCCTTGTAAGACAAGCACTCCCCACATAACCAGAGTCACGTTTGATTACAACCACTCCGGTTTCTGGCTTTTTCGTGAAAAGTGACTTATCAAGTATTTGTTTTTCTGGTGCGGGCTTTGCCTGCTCAGTCGAAATAGGTTTGGTAGCACATCCAGTCAGAAATACAGCGCCAAAAAACAGAGCTATCGTTCTCATTATCATCCCCAAAAAATATTGATTAATTACTGGTCATTTCTTCAATTAGGTAATCAGTTTTTCCGTCTTTGCCCTCGATGCATACAGCCCTGAATTTTTGCTCAAGTCCAAATTTGTTTTTTGCGCTAAATTCCTGTGTAGCATAGAAGTTACCATCGCTACCCAACCATCTTTTTGAGTCAAACACAGACATATCCAGGGTGCTTTTGTTGATGACCGACATTCTAACGTAGGCCTCACACGCCCCACGAAGATCATCAAGTTTCTTGTCAGATAACTCTTTGGCTTCCTTTTGTTTCTTCTCTGCCTCAGTTGGCTTATTAACTACAGCAGCAATACCGACTACAACGATAAGAAGAATAAGCATCCCGATGGTTTTGAGAATCTTCTTCAGTATCTTTTTAAGCACTATCATCCCCTGATTAGTATTTTTTAGCATAATAACCAGGAGATACGTTGGTGTAACCAGTTACGGGTGATATTGCTGTATCAACATCGTAGTGCGGTCATTATTTTGTCTGGAACTGCCTGCCAAGCAATCCATCACTTCTGGCAGCTCGCGCCAGGATCTCAGTCACCTTGGCTTCAATTTCCTTTCCTAAAGCCCTGGCGGCAGCACTTCCATCACCAGAGGTGGTTGATGAGGTGTTGCCCTTGTTATCGACGTAGATATCAATGTTGACCTGCGGTTGCCCACCGCCACCGCCCTGCGCTCGTACCCCCAACCGCCCGGCAGAGTCTTTTGCCAGTGGCATGATTGCCTCTGCGCCGGCCTCAGCGAAGACGCCACCTTTGGCAAACTTCGACGCCCCCTGGAACGTGAAGTATTGAGGAGAATCGTAGACGCCATTCACATACTTACTTAACCCGGATGACTCATACACGCCGCCTTTGGCATTGAACGTTACGCCAGCAGCAGCGTTAGCATATGCCCCACCAGGAGTACTGCCACCGCTACTTCCACCACTTATCCAACCCATCGCTGCCTGCACTGCATAAGCAACCATAAGGCGATTCGTCACCTCAAGGATCATCTTAAGCATTGATTTGCCGAACTCTTTAACCGAAGCGGTACCGGTTGTCATTAGTTCGGTGAGCATGTCAGATAATCCGGTTAACGTAGAACTGGCTACGTTCTTAACAGCGTCATAGGTGTTCGTGGCGGCATCAAGATACTCATTCCAGCCGCTTACTGCGCCAGCCTTCCAGTCGCCGCGCAGCTTGTCTTCTTCAGCATAGTAATTACGAAGCGCTGCCAGCTCTTTCGCATAGCCTGCATCTTCAAGCTTGCCACCACCATTCAGCCATCCCTGCCGGAGCTGCGCTTCCTCCATCAGACGCTGCGTTTGACGACTACTTAACCCGGCGCTATAACGCAATGCATCTGTTTTTTCAGCCATCTGGGTGACGTATTTGTTTGCCTGCTGCGCCAGTCCGTTAATTTTCTGCTGGGCCTCAACTTCCTTATTTTTCTGATCCACAACTTTGGCAGTGTTGAGGATGGCCTCTCGGTTCGAGAGAAGTGATTTCTCCTGCGCAGTTAGTGCGCGGGTTTTGGCGGCCTCGTCCAATTCGGCAAAATGCGATTGCTGTTTGCTGAATTCGGTGTTTTTGGCGTGAAGATCGCCGGTCTGGCGCAGGGTTTCGAGCGTTTCAGTTAGGGTTCTTGCCTGGGCGCGGTAGTTCTCCAGGGTGCGATCGCCAGCATCCAGCGTAGCTCTTGCCTCTTTGGTCTTTTTGGCAGAGTCTTCTGCAAGCTTCGAGACTGCGTCCCTAGACTCGCGACTGGATCCTCCCTCACCTTTAACCGTGGCCCCTCGCGCTTCGGCTTCATAGCTTGCCTGTGCATTAGGCGCAGTGACCCGCTTCCAGAGTTCATCGTAGCGTTTTTTGTTCGCTGCGATCTCTTTGTCAGCTTCCGCCCCGGCCTTTTTCATTGCCTCGACGTCCATACCGAGGAAATTAGCTAATGCCCCGCCGCCGGGTATCTTCTCTGCCCATCCAGCAACAGTGCCAGTGAATTTGGCATCCAACGATGTGATATTGAGAAACAGGTCTTTTATCGACGCTTCTACCAGGTTGAAGATATCGATCACCTGGTTCCCCCAGGCACGGACAGTAATACCAATCTCCCGGAAGTTATCAGAGGCACTTTTCTTCAGCGTATCCCAGACCCGACCAATATTATCAGTTGCCTTAGTCGTTTCTTCAGCACGCTTGGTCATGACGTCAGCGTATAGCTGAATCGCCTCTGACACCGCAGCCTCTTCCCCCTTCTGCTTACGCAACTGGATGATGTGTTTCATCATGGCTTCATCGACAAAGCCGTATTGTTCATTGAGACTCGCCAGACCTTTTACTGGGTCGCTGACAATCTTGCCAAAATCGGACATCGCCGCTTTGGTGTCGCTACCTGCCTTGCCCATCAGGGTGATGGAGGTGGCGATCTGTTTCATCTGGCTGGCGGTATATTTGCCAGTATCGTTCAGCGTAATCAGAGTATCGACGGTGGAGCTGATGGATGTGTTCGTCTTGCCGGCGACCTCCTCAGCGGCCTGGTTAATCTGCTGCATCGAGGCGAAGCCAGCGCCCCCCATCATGATGACCGAGCGCGCCACCTGGTCGAACTGTTCAGACGAACTGTATGCCGCAGCAGCCAGCAAACCAACCGTACCGACCAGACCTGCCAGCGCAATAGTGGTTGGGTTAATCATCCCGGCCATGCTGCGGATGTATTCGCCGACGCCAGTGAGCGCCCCCTGAACCCCGCCAAACTGGTCTTTAATCTGCCCGCCCTGCTGGAGCAGAATCAGGAAAGGAGACTGCCCACCAGCCAGTTGTGTGGCGATATCGGTAAACTGTGCCGGTAGTGTGCGCATTGCTGCGCTGTACTGACCCACAGAGATACCAGCGCGGCGCGCTGCGGCCTCCTGCCGGGATAGCGCCTCTGGCAGCACGTCAGCCACGCCAGACAGACGCTCCCGCGTCTGGTTGAGGATTGTATTGAAGTGCTCGAACTGCGCGCCGTTGATGCGCCCAGCTTCGAAATGCGCCACCAGCTGCGCGTGCTGCTCATCCAGTGAGTTGAATGCGCGGATCGTCGGGTCGATAGAGCCCAGCAGGTTCTTCAGCGCAGCGGACTGCTTCTCAGCGGCCTGAGTCGCTGCCAGTTCGGCTTGTGCCCTGGCAGCAGCTTCGCCGGTATCCGTCAGCTTTAGCCGCGTATCGTCGAGGATTTTGTTGTAGTGCTGAAAATCATCGGTATCCAGGAAGCCTTTGGTCTGGAAGTTACGCAGGGCGGCCTGCTGTTCATCAAGCCGGTTAAGCGCCTTGTTTACCGGGTCGATATTCTCCAGCAGGCCTTTCAGCGCCACCTGCTGCTCTTTGATACCTTCGCTGCCCTGCTTCGCAGACTCAGCACCAGCGCGGAATACGCTGTTGAGGTCATCAGCTTTGCCTACGGCACCCGCCGCGGCTTCACCGAGTTTATCCAGTTCATTGCTGGCTGTTTTCAGATCGGATACGTCAGCACGCAATGTGATCGAGGCGATTTGGTCACTCATCAGGCCGTCTCCTTATGCATCACTTTGAGAGCCTCGCTTTCCATGATTCGAATATCAGCCATGCAGGCCGCCGCATCCTCAACCCCGTGCAACTTAAACACCCAGGGGAGAACGTTGTAATCAAGACCGGTCGCACCGCCCGCGCCGACGCGCCATTGGGTCGCCAGTGCGGAGAAGACGGTAAAGGCCTCCCATACGGATGGCAGGATCCCTACCTCTTCCTCCACGTCCTCAGGCGTTAAACCAAAAGCGGCTAACTCCGCGAGCGTCGGTCCCGGTGTATACAACGCTGCGGCGACCTGCCTCAGTTTTTTTCGCGCAGTCCCATCAGCTCTTTGGTGTATGCCAGACCGATGCTGTCGAACGCGCGAGGATAGTTCCTTAGCAGGACGATTACGTTGTCGCGGGTAAACTCATCCGGCAGCGCCCAGCCTTCGACAATTTCCATGAGGTAATTGGCCTGCGGCTCAATAGCAGCCTTTTTACCTTCAGCAGCCTTTTGCAGCTTCTCGTCCATGGAGCGCAGCTCCTCCAGAGTCTTATGGCGGAAGGTTAATGTCAGCTTACCGTCTTCGCCGCCAGCGCGTGGGATGCTGGCAGTAACGGAAAATGTCGGATTGGGGATAAGGGAGAATTTGGTCATTTGTTCATCTCGGTAAGGCCCGGCTCACCGGGCCAGATTAATCAAGTAATGCTGACGGTGCATCCGGCAGAAGTGAGCGTCTTGCCTGCGGCGTCGGTAACTTCGCAGGTATACACCCCAGCATCGGAAGACTGAGCGGACGGAATGTTGAGCGTGGATGCGGTTTTGCCCGGAATGGCTGTGCCGTCCTTCTTCCATACGTAGGTATACGGCGCGGAACCGCCCTGCATGACCACCGACAGATCCAGAGCTGCATTAGCAGCAACAGACTTAGTTGCTGGCAGGTCGGTCAGGAACGCAAGTGGCAGGACGGATGAATCAGCAATCGGGTAAATCTGCATATCCGATTCGAAGTTCATTCGCGCTTCGTTACTCTCGACGGCGTTGATTTCGGTACGTGGCACGCGCTGGAACGACACTTTGGCAGAGTAGTAACGATCCGCTTTGCCGCGTGGGTTGTGGAACCAGACCGCCGTGGTGTCGCTGGAGTCGTCCAGGTCGATGAGGCGCTTGTAAATCGCCAGATTCGGGTCGTGTGCGAAGGTGTAGACCTGAACCACGGCGTTTTTGAACGTCGGGATGGTACGGGCCTTATCATCCTCCAGGAACTGCACACTGATGGTCTGCTGGTCACCGCCTTCGGTGGACAGCGTCATCACCTGAGGCATGGTGATCCACGAATCAATTTTACGCAGCGTACCTGCCCCGGTACCAGCCGGAAACTTCTTGGTGTCGGTGGTATCGAAGGCTTCCAGCACGATTTTCGTACCAGTAACTGACTTGACACGCACCACCATATTGTCGAGTTTCAGCCAGCCAGAGCTAACCTGGACGACATCGCCCGCGAGGATGCCAGCAGCCGAGGCAACGGTCAGTTCGCATTCCGTCGCATTGGATGCCGCAGTAAAGACAATCGGCGCAAGATACGCCTTGGCCACGTTTACACGCGACCCGTTAGGGATTGCGAATGCCATTGCATTCTCCTGAATTTAAGTAATAAAAAACCCACCTGGTGGCGGGTCAGTAATCAGCGCGGTACTGCATGCTGACGGGGATGGTGTAGGTGATGGAGCCGCTGCTGCCGTTTGGTGCAGAGGTCGGACGGTCCTGTATTGGCTGGCGAATCTGAGGCGGCCCGTTGATATAGACGGTCAAATCACCAGCCACCAGAGCGAGGCCTTCGGGAAATCCACCCGCAATCACACTGGCAAATGTTCGCGCCTTGCCGACGCCTATTCCTGCGGGGGTGACTATGTTCACCTGGAAAATGCCCTGATACGTACGAAGCTGCCCTGCAAAGTCTTGCCCGATAGTTTGTGCCGGGAGTATATAGACCCTCCCGTACGGGACATCATCTGGCGGTTCAAAAATGATGTTTGGCCAGGCTATCGGCATATCAATCGCAAGGGCGATATCAGCAAGGCGCGACTCGAGCAATTCCGCAATTAGCATTGATTGGTCACCGGCCATTACGTACCTCGCTCATCGCCTCACGAAACAGCTGCGCTGCGTCCAGTGCAGTGATACCTACCATGCCGCCGGGGGCCTGACCAGAGTGCCCGTTCTCCAGTGCCTGTGCGTATGGCAGGTTATTTGTGAAGTAAATCGAGCTGACCTGCCCCACCCTGAACACTTCAAGCACCGCCAGCCCGCGGGAGTTGGAACCCTGGCCGGAGGCATCCGGAGTATCGTTGGATTGGGTCGGTTGGCTATCAAACCCCACATACCAGTTGTTCTTGAAGCGCCCGCCGACATAACCATCTGGCTTTTTGATGTCCATCGAGTCGTTTACCCGTAGGCCACGTTTAAGGCGCCCGGACTTCGTCACGTTTGCTGGGTCATCGCGAAGCGCTGCGTTATGCTCACGAACGGCAGTGTTATAAGCCGACGCCGTCTGATTCACTTCCCACGTTTCAGGCTGCCCAACTGGCGACACATCGACCAGGCGCCCGAGGATTTTGATACCCGTCCGGCGCACCACCTCGTCTATTTCCTGCTTTGAGCTATCAACGAACAACTGAATAGCAGCTAGGAACGGCTGATTAGCAGAACTTGCCATAGTTACGCCCTCAGTTGGATGTTGTAGGAGATAAGCACATCAGCAGGCTTAACCGGGTTCGGTTGCACTACGCGCCATTTCTTGCCGTCGATTTCGATGCGGTCATCAATACGCACTTCCGTTTCGAACGTGGCCGCCAACTTCTTATCGCCAGTGGCGATCAGGGAGCCGTCGATTTCGCGGGAGGAGTATTCGGTGATAACACCGGTTACGGTCGCAGTAATGGCCGGAGTTGTAACTTCTTTCCCGAACTGATCGCGGGTGGTGCCGCCGCTGCGGGTAAGCTGGTAGTTCTTGCCGTTCTCGGTCAGCAACCGGGTCGCCGTCGCGCGCATACGGAGATAGTTGATTGCCATATCACCCCCTTTCAATGCGGATCTGATTGCCGCCCATAACCAGCCCGCGAAGCGAGGAAAAGAACCAGGGGAATGACGGCGAAGCCTTGTTGGTGCCCGCTTCATACTGAACAGTCACAGCACCCTCGACACGTTCCATCGTCACCGCCCCGCCACCAGCGACCGAAGGCGTAAGATCAATCTCTTGCGATTCGACAGCCAGGCGGCACTGTGCATCAATCAGGCGCTGTGGGATCGCATCGTCTGGCAGGTCAACGCCATCGAAGCGTACGCCAGAGCGAGGCCAGGATAGCGGCTGTGAAGCAACGCTGCGCTGCCCGCGCCATGACTTGCCCTCCAGATAATCCATCGCCTGCATCAGCATCTGGCCGCACTCACCGTCATCGGCAGGCACGGTGTACCCGCGACCCGTCGCGTACGCACGCAGGTCAATAACGCTGGCGTAGGTGTTGAAGTCAGGCGAATGGGGATCGGCAACCAGCATGGTTATTCCTCCAGACGCCAGTCCAGCGCCAGCCAGTTGTCCACTTCATCAGGGTGAACCTCAGCGCTCAGCGGGCCGCCGGGGAACTCTGGGGTGTCACGTACCATGACCACCAGCTCAATACCCTGCTGAGCTGCAAGCTTTTCCGCTTCACGCTGAGAGCGCTGCTCTTTGGTTAATCCGGCCATTGGGCCTCCTGAAAAACAAAGGGGCCGAAGCCCCCTGGGTTAACCCATGATGATGGCGGAATGACGTGGCGCCACAGCAGCCACACCCCATGCCAGCCCCACTTCATAACGCACCTGACGGTACTGGCGGTACAGCGCCACCTGGAAAGTGATGCCAGATACCGGGTCGGTCACATTCATGACGTCATCAGCAGTATCGCCACCTTCAGGCATCGCCGGGGTACGGCTGGCCAGCAGGAATGCCCCGCGGTCAAACGCCATGTTCGGTACGAATTCGCTCAACACGGTGACATCAGCCTGATCTGCCAGATCCTGACGGAGGCCAGGCGCGCTAATAGTGATAGTGGAAGACGTAGCCGCAACGACCAGATACTGATTGTCATCACCGGCGAACTTCACCGCAGTACCTGCAGCGATACCGCCGGTACCGACAGAGATAGCGATGATGATATCGCCCTCTTTCTTCGCGCCATTGACCTTATAGCCAGCAGCAGCGCTTTTCGCGGTACGCTTGATGCTGAAGGATTCGTGGAGGTTGAAGCCCATGATGCGACCGATAACACCTTCACGCAGCAGCTGGTCGGTTCCCGCTTCGTTCGCTTTGAAGAGGACAGCCTGTTTACCACGGATGGATGCCATCGCTTCGCCACCCAGCACCATACGCAAATCGGTAGTCGGCGCACCGTTATCGGTCAGGATTTGACGCGCCAACGCAGCATCTGTCAGATCGTCTTTGATGCTGAACGGGGTATTCTTCGGCGCGCCAACAGCGCGGGAGGAGTTGAGGTACAGCGCGGCGAGGTCTGCATCCACTTCGTTCGCCAGCGCGCGGAAAGCCTGTTTGAACTGGTCAGCTAGGATGGTGTTGTAGGTACCAGCCGGGCCCAGCGCCAATTGCTCTTCACCATTCCATTTCACCGGGGCCATTTTGGATTTGGTGATTTTGACATCCACACCACCGATGGTCTGGTCGCCAGAATTAGGCGCTGACGGACCAGGGACAATATCTTCAGTGGTGGCTGCAGGTGCGACTGGCGCACGTACGGTCTGGTCTTTTGCAGCAGCATCCGCTTTCGCGTCTCGCGCCACCGCAGGAATAAAACCAGTTTGCTCGCGGGACACTACGTCCAGCGCTGTATAGATGGTCGGGATCAGACCAGTAAGGGTATTGCCTGCCATTTATGGCTCCTTTCGATTTAATCGACGATGCTGACGCCGTCTTTCAGCGCTGCTTGCTTGCCAGCGTTATCCAGGGAATCAAACGCACCGCGTTTCATGGTTTTTTGCCCGGCCTGGTGCTGCGACTGGTGAGAGCCGCCGCCGCTGTTACCGGACGCTTTGAGGATGTAATCTTTCTGCGGATGCGACTCGACCAAAGACTCCAGGGCCTCATCAAAGCTGGCTAATTCGCCGGGCTTGGCGCGTGAGAACACCTTATTACCCTGGCCGTCGTAGGCCACAACCTTCCCTTCTTCGATTTTGAAGTTCTGACCGAAGTAGGAACGCACGAACTCAGTCGGGATCGCCATCTTCTCGGAAATGAACTTAGACCCACCGAAGCGGCCGCCGATCATCTCGTCGTAGAGTTGAGTTTCCAGCTGTTTGGTCTTGCCGTTCGCCTCGTCCAGCTGCTGTTGGAAAACTTTGGTGATCTCCGCCTTTACCTGGTCAACGGCACCAGCATCGATCAGTTTTTTCTGGTCGATTTTGGTCATCATCTCCAGGGCTTCGAGCGCCTTGGCCGGGTCGGTGATGCCAGAGAATTTCGCGAGATTGGCTTCCGCCGCTTCCTTCGCTTCACGGTGAGTTTTTGCCTCGCCATTCAGAGAGGTGATTTTGGTCATCGCTGCGACCGCATCGAACGGGATTTCCTTGCCGTCATCATGGATGTACACAGGCATACCGTTTTCAACGACCACATTTCCGTTAGCATCAAGTTTCAGTTTCATTGTTTTTGCTCCAGCCTTCCGGCCATACGTAATGGGTCATCCGACCCGGGCACCGCGTCGCATCCGCTCAGCGGCAGGCATAAAAAAAGCTGCCCGGAGGCAGCCTGTTAGATAAATTCGATTGTAATTTCTCCGCGTAGCTTGCGGGAGTAAACCTCACTCCGCTTTCGTTTATGGATCCGCAGCGGGTGTGGATGAATGCAAGCGACACCTCGCTTAACGTCCGCCCAAACGCAGCTCTTTACCTCATTACCATTTACAAACACCCTTCGTCTGCCACGGCCATCGCCCACGCAGTGAAAATCATCATTACGCATACCCTATCCCTCAAATGCCGACGCATCCACGCGGCGCAGTTCGTCCAGGGTCAGGTACTCCCCGGCATCGCTGAACATCTCCGGTACGGTGATTTTGCCGTCACGCAGCATCTGCGCGCGAGTAACGCCCAGCACCTGCTCCTGCCGCGCGTAAGGCTGCCTCGCAAGCCACTCGGCATAGCTGGTATGTGCTGGCAACTGTCCGTCCATTGAGGCTCGCGTGACGCTGCTCAGCTCGGCTGATGCTATCTGCAACTCTTCCCACGATTTCGTAATCAGGATTTCGCATGAGCGACAGCAGAAATGAATTTTGCCGGGACCGCGCAGATATGGGATTGCATGGCCCAGCGGCTTGCCATCAAGCGAATAGAGTTTGCGATCTCGGATGATGCACCACTGGCTGGTATGTGTGTCCAGCGTCGAAGACCACTGCTTGGCCTTTACGATATCGCTGTTGGCCTGTGCGAATTCCTGGCGCGCTGTAACGGCCACATGGTTCACCGCCGTGCGAGTTACTACCGCAAGGTCACGACGTGAAACATTGATAACCCCGTCCTGGCGGTTGAGTTTCGGCGTGCCGGCAACTCGTTTCACTATCTGCTCGACCGTCTCGCCCTGGAGGAAACCGGAGCGCACAGCACTGGTAATTTTTTCCAACCGATCCGATTCGAGTTTCTGCCCCCACTCCTTGAGCAATCGTCCTTGGAATGGCTGCGCCACAGCTGAGGCGTAAACCTGCTCGGGCGAAATGCTCTGGAGCGGGACGTGCTTGAGGATTTGCTTCGGAATAATGCTGCTGAAAAGGTCCAGCTGGTACCCGGCCTCATACTCGACGTAGCGCGTCAGTTCGCGTGCCAGCGCAGTATTAACTGGCTCATAGGCCTGCTGGTTGAGGTCCCGCACACCCGCCAGCAACGAAGCCAGGCGGCGGGCGCTGTATGTATCAGCGCGCTTACCGTCCAGCAGCACCAGCAGTTTGACAGCTAGGTCAGTATCCATTCTGTTCAGCAACGCGACCATTCGCCGGGCAACGCCAGTACCGTAGCGCGTCACATAAAGGCCATGCGCTATTGTCTCGTCCTGCAGGCGGTCATTAACGGAGCGCACCATGTCACACCTCGTCTGGTGGCGTTTCGGTCAACGACGCCGATTCGCTCAGTAACTCGCTCAGCACTTTTTCTGGATCTGCATCAGCATCGATGATGTTGAGCTTCTGGAGCGACTTAATCGCATCAACTCGGCGGATATCACCTCCCTGACGCAGCGACTGAATGGCCAGCGCCGCCGGAGGGTTGAACTCTTTCGACTCTACATCCAGTTCAGTGCGGACATCTACGTTACCGCCTTCGGATTCACCGACATACTCAGCCATTATTTGCAGGATGTTGTCGATCGCATCTTCCAGGCTGGTTGCCATGGTGTAGAGCGGTGACTGCTCCTGCATCTTCTCTTCTGAGGTCTGGTCAACAGACTTGGTTGAGGTGTTGTCAGTGCGCAGCAGTTTCGCGCCTGCCTGGCGCATCTGCTCCACCAGGTCGGTTAGCGACTCTTTACCGGCACTAATTGAAGTTCCAGTATGCTCGACATATTCCAATCCCTGTTTCTGTCGATCGGAGAACTGAGTTGCAGACGAAGAGCCAATTACCAGTTCCTGCCCATCCTCCAGCCCGAATACCGTGAGCAGAGGGACGCGCGCGACGTGCAGAATGTTGTCCTGCTCGCTCTGGCTCTGCCAGTGCTTCACATTCAGCAGCGCCATGTTAAGCAGCGGCGGCGAGCCACACATAAAACCGGTGCGCTTGGTGTAGAGCGTGACCAGCGTGATGTCCTTGCGGGATGTTTGCCACTCCTCGTGTAGCGACCATTTCGCCTGGCCGTCGGCACCAGTGGCCTTACGGTAAATCTGCACCGTGCCCGGCGTCAGGAGGCGGATCTGTTCGACTTTCGTCTGCCCGAAGTCATCGCCATCCTCGATAATCACCTCTTTGATGCGCAGCTCGGTCAATACGACCTTGCCGCCGGTCATCTTCGATTTCCAGCCGATCAGCTGTCGGGGATTCAGCATCGTTACGTACGGTCGTGCGCCAGTGGCTTTCTCATCCGCCTTGGTCTTCACTTGCTCGGCGTCCACCCGGGGGTAGTCCACCAGCGCATGGGAAAGCCCGTACTGCATCGCCAGGCTGAAGAACGACTGCGCCCATACATCCAGGCGGGTGCCTTCAAGGTCCACGTCTTTTGCGAACTCGCGCAGCTGATCTGGGACGTTCTCGCCCAATTGGATGGGTTCAGCAAATACGCGCCCAACATTCTGGTTGATCGTCTCTTCGTAGGCAGGGAGAAGCGTGGCCACAGCCAGGCGCTTTTTGTAATCCTCTTTGTCCTCTTTCGGCCAGCGCGGCAGATAAGTTTCGCCCAGTTGGCGCATATACAGTGTGCCGCCCATCAGGGCGTCATTGATGTCCCACGCCTGTACCATGTTCCCATAGTCCAGATTGGGTGTAGAAATGTCAGGCATGGTTTTACATCCGTAGTTTGGTGACTTTGCCGGTTGGCTTGATGATCGGGAATTGCTTCACGATGTAATACCCACCAGCGTCATTGGGGTGATCGTTATCAGCGGACTTATCCGGCTCGCCGTTCGCCGCCCACACCTGCTGCTCTAGGCTGTCGGTATAGACCGGGCAGCGGGTCACGTTCACTTTGTAGCGTCGCTCGCCGTTACCGTTGCAGAACATGGCATTCACGGAGTTGATGCGGTCTTTCACAGGCGGGTTCGCAGCATTCACCACAACGCTGAATCCTGCCTGTTTAAGCTGCGCGATATCCGTGGAGCTGGCGTTGTTCGACTTGCGGGAATCACCGGAAGCATCCGGATAGATGTAAATCTGCCTGGAGGCAACATAGCGCCCGCCCTCGTAGCGCCAGAACTCTTCCTGGATACGCTTTATCATGGCTGGCGTGTCATAAACTTTTATCAATTCACGCACCGCGCGCGGCTCGCCATTGCGAAGGACGTGGACGATGGCCGCCATTTTGCCAACGTTAAAGTCCATGCCAATATAGAGCGGTTCGCCTGCCCGTTCTTCATCAGTACAGTTATTCAGTCGTCGATCGAACTGGTGATAGATGGTGCCGCTGGTCAGGTTGGTGAAGCGCCCCCTCAGATACGCCTTAATCAACTCCGGCGGGTAGGAATTCATCAGCGAAGGGATGTAATCCGCGGGCAGGTTCTTCGCGTTGTCGAACGTGCTGGCCTGTATCAGACCGTACAGGGCTGAGAGCTCTGGCTTTTCACGTACTGCCTTCACGAATTGCTGGTAAACGAATTTGAACCCCTCCGGCGTTGTCGTGACGTCAATACCGTTACGCAGTCCATCTACCTTGTAACGCATACGAGCGATGATTTTTCTCCAGGCCTGTTGCGCTTTGGCAGCCGCCATGACATCCAGCTCATCCACCATCGCGTTACCGATTTTGAAACCAACTATCGAGCCGGGCTTCTCCATCGAGCGGCAGATTGTGGTCCCGCGGAACCTTCGCCCCTCGTAGAAGTGAACCTCTTTGTTACCCTCGTTGATTTTGACACTCAACCCCCAGTCAAATGCCACCTCTTCAATCGTTGGATAGAAGATGTCACGAATCTGCGGGTAAGTTGGCGCGAAGTAGCCCTGGTTGATTTTTGGGTGTTCCCACATCCCTTTGCAGATGCCGCCACAACCCACCCACGTTTTACCGGAACCGAACCCGGCAACGTAGGCTTTAAACTTGTGCTCCATCGCGAGGAAGCGAGCCTGTGGGATGTTAAGTGTCGGGCTGATCCCCATCGTCTTCCCTCGCATCCACTACGTTGATATTGATCTGCACTGGTGTTGGTTCGTCATCATCACCATCACCGGCCATCTCTTTGCGGAGTTTCTCAATCTCCAGCTGCCGGCGCTCGATTTCAATCTGTTGAAGTCGCTGCGCAAACTCACTATCAGCCAGGCCAAGCCGCTTCATGACGGCTTCATACATCCGTTCACGGCTTATCGCGGTAATTTCCACACCATGTTTGCCGAGCTTCACGCCGGAATAAGCCAAGGCAGCATCAGGGGGAAGTTTTCGGGTATCAGCAAAGTATGGCTGTCCGATCCCGTCACCATTGCAGCGCGGACAGGCAGGGTTTGGCTCCCGGTTGTGGTCGTAGCCATAACCTCCGACGTCTACCGGCTCTTTGCCCTTTCGCTCAAGGGCTTTAAGCCGTTGCTCCTCGAACTCCACCATGTCACGCCACTGATAGTGATGACCGAAGCCCCAGCAGTAACGGCATGCGCCACGACGATACTGTGAAAGCTGGTTTGCATCGAAGGTGGCGAGTTGCCACATCTGCTCCAGGACCTCATCAGCACTGCCAAGCGTGCGCGCAATGGAGGCTTTCTGCTGCTGCGCAATGGCCTGTGCAACTGAAGTTTTCTTAAGGAGTTGATAGCCGATTTGTTCAGCTGATTTTTTACTGTAGCCCGCCCGGATAGCTGCCTGTGTGGCATTACCATCCTTCAGGTACTCCGCGACAAATAAGCGCTGCTGAGCAGTAAGCCCATCATCGTCCACCAGCTCATTTGCGCTTTTATCTTTCTGCGCAGTGCGCATTTTTTTCTGCGCAGGTTTTTGCGCAGAAAGTTTTTTGATATATCGACGGGCGGTAGCGTAGTTCAGTCCCTGCGCTTCACACCAATCCTTTGGTGATACGCCGGTTGCGGCATGTTCGGACAGGAACCATTGCTGAAGCTCGCCCCAGTCCGGTTTTGCCATTGCTTACTCCAATAAAAAAGCCACCAGCGGATGCCAGTGGCTTGGGTGTGGTAATCAGGAATGGATTCGGACCATTGAGCCAGAAGATATTGGTCGTCTGCACCATCCTCCAACTTATAGCAGCGTCACGCTTCGTCCGGACCGGTATTACCCGACACTCGCGCACCTGATTAATGAGTTTCGACATTATCACAGGAACTCGGTGAATGCCTGTTGTAAAATCTAAACTAATAGCAACTAACCGGAGGTGGTAATGAAATCATCACGCGAAAATAATCAATCTTGCAACTTGTTAACTACGCTTCGCAGATCATTTTTAAGCTGCTTAGTTATGATTTCAATATTAGTATCGAACCAACCCGCATCCTGATCAGAAAACTCATAACCAGGTGAAATGAGCCCAAGCATACCTTTCTTAGACTCTAACGGGGAACGACCTTCCACCCCTTTCGTTATGGCAAGCACCTGATACGGAAGATAACTTAAATCCTCTTCGGTCATGCCTGCTCTAGCCGCCACATCAGCAACACATGTCATGATTATGCCACTACAAACTTTTGCCTCAGTGATTGCAGTGCTAATAATAACAAGGCTAATTCTGTCTAAATCCTTCTGGTCAATATAATTTCCTGCCATAGAATTTCTGAATGTAAGCGACATAACTTCCATCCAGTGAGCTATATACTTTCTTACCTTTGCAGAGGCAATATTGCGCCTGAATTGCTTAAACATTAAATTCTCCATTTTATGAGAACTAATATTTTAACCTAAAGACAACAAAGTCAAAAGCTCAGTGATCACCGCTGTTAAAACCCCTTCTATTGCGAGGCTATAGGGTTATTGTTTGACTCTCTCACCGAGTCGTAAATCCGCTCACACGTCATCCCGGCGCGGTAGCGTTCGTCAGCGATTCCAGCATATCGCTGAGCTTCTTCTGCAATACTTCCGAGCATGTCGGCGAGCATAGCGGCGTCGGCGTCGGTTGTTTTGCTTCTGACGGTAGCGGCAAGATCTGCGGTGTGCTTTGCGGCGTCCAGGCGGGTAGCGAGTTTTGTTGCTTCGGTGCGCAGCTGGCTAACAGTGGCAGACAAGCCAGCAGCAGTGGCAGCAGATTTAGCGGCTTGTGCTTGTGCATCTTTAACGACCTCATCCCGGGCAATAATTCGCCCTTGTTCAATCATGCGGGCTGCGGTCTGGGCGTTCGCTGTTTGCGATGATTCCACACTGTCACGCTCTGCCCACTTCTTTTCCCAACCACGGCTGCTCCATACACTACCCGCGATGAATGCGACAGCCACCAGCAGAGAAATAGCAATGAACTGATAGCGCAGGTTCACTGTTCTATCCCCCAGCACGCCAGCGCGCTTTCCTGGTCTCGTCGTTCTACCTGTCCATAGCAACCATTTTTCTGACCTTTGGTCAGACGACAATCGCGGCCGCCGTCTTTAATCCACCAGCGGATCGCTTCACAGGCTCCTTTACGGTCGCCAGCATTGATGCGCTTATAGAACGTAGACGGGAAGCATTTTCCGGGGCCGATGTTATAGGGGCAGAAAGAAGCGATACCTGCTTTCTGCGGCTCGGTCAGCGGAACTTTTATATTTCGTTCAACCCATGCCAGCGCCTTGTCGCGTTCAATGGCGTTCACCTGGGCACATTTCTCAGCTGACAGCTTCATACCCTGGATAACGGGTTTACCATCAACCACCGTGGCGCCACGGCAAATCGTCCAGAGCCCGCCGCCGTCACGATACGCCTGCTCGCTATTACCCTCTTTCTCATCCAGAAACTGATCGAGAATCACGGGCGCGGAAGCCCCGGCAAGAATCAAACCAACGACCGCTGCGCTCAGTTTATTCTTCAGCTTTGGTGACATTGCCATTAAGCCGGTCCTCCCTTTCCTTTTGCCTGTAGTACCAGTTCACTGCACAGGTGATAACGGTGCATGCGATACCGACAATAATTGCCCAGTCGCTCAGGCTTAACCCTGCAATTCTGTCGGCCAACATCCAGGACACCTCTTTTGCTGTTTTAGCTGTTTCGGCGTATGCCTTCGCTGATACACCGCAGCCGGTCAGCGTGGTTCCTGTTCCATATGAAAGTCTGCTGTAAATGGTGCTCATTCTGGTCATAGCCTCACCTCCGATTCTTCGGATGGCGCTGTGTGTGTATGAAAAGGGTCAGGCTTCACGGGCTGGATTTATCAACAAAGCACGTAGCGGATGATTCCCGTGAGGCCTGAAATTAAAAAGGCCGCCAATGGGCAGCCCTGTTTTAATGAAAAAAAACCGCTGACATCACGGGAAGCAGCGGCTAATAGGCACGGTCAAAGTTTTACTTATAGCTATTCGTCAAATATTGCATGAATGAAAAAACACATCAAACGCAAAAATTGAACACTTTTGGACAATGAGCTGAACACTCACGCTCCAGAAACGCAAAAGCCCCACGGTGTTATCCGCGGGGCTTGAAACGAAGGCATTAACCCATCGTTGGGATAAAATTAACACAGATTCGGGAAAAGTAAATAGCTGGAATTAACTTCCATAACCGTTATCGTGTTATTTGTTTCAGTTGGTTTTCTGCCCATGCCTCTTCAATATCGAATTTCGTAATCAGCTGATCATAGAACGGTTTAACGGACTTCTTCCACGTATCCAGGCTGATTACATCCGTAATCTGGCAAACAGCTGCGTGGGCCTCAGTTGACGGGATGCGCTCATATCCGCGACCGCCACAGCGCTTGCAGGTGCTGAATACTGGAACGCCTTGCTGCTTCGTTTCCTTCTGATTCACCGCTTTCCCACGGCCACGGCAATCACTACATGCGCAACTGATGGCTTTTTTCCCTTTGCACTGAGGACAGAGAACGCGCGTTATCTCTTTTACCTCACGCCTGTTTTGGTGCTGCGAAGGTATCACCTTCAAACCAAACGCTTTTGATGCCTTAATGATTTCTTTTGCATGTGCCGGCGTATTGGTTTTCATACTGAATACCTCAGCATCAATAAAGCCCTCACCGTTGCAGCAATCGCACCGTTTTACACTGGCTGCGCTGCGGGAATAATCCTCAAATGCGAAGGTGGCCAACTGGTGCATCACCTGAGGCTTAACCCCGAAATCCAACTTACGCAGCGCGGCAACCTTGTCACATTTGGTCATCGCGTACTCAGCCAGCAGTCCGATAGCCCGATCCCGGTCGTTATTGCTTATGCCCATCTTGCCGAGGAAAGCACTGTACCCCATAGCAGCGCGTTCCTGAGTCATGGCTATTGCCGCCATGATGTCGGTACCGGTCAGTGAATCGGAGGCGGTAGCGCGCGGAGAATCGCTAATCAGCGTGGATTTTGCGAAGTGGTATTTCACTGTGTTTTCAAGGTTCATAGCGCTTCTCCAGCATAAGTTTTCACGTAATTCTTCAGTATTCGGTAGTCCGTCAGCACAGAGCCGGGAAAGTGGTATAAGCGCAACCTTGACCAGCGGACGCGGAGGTGATCGGCAAAGTAGGTTTCGAATGTCATGCTGCCTCCTGCTTTTTCAGTGCGCGTAAGTCGGCCAGCGCGGTGAACCTGATTTCCTCCAGTTCTTCGACTGTCCAGCGATGCCGGGTGTTATTATTCTCGAGCGCCAATACCAGCTCTTCGCCATAACGTTCCACCAGCGCGGCTCGGTATGCTTCGATATTCCCGGATTTGTAGACGTTGCAGACATCACACTGAAGATGGATGTTGAAGCGAGTGAAGCGCAGATGCCCAGCGGCTGCCGTAGTCCGATAATGGCCAGCATGCCAGGCGAACGCCGTTTTAGTTCCGCAGGAAATACAGCCCCGCCCCTCCGCCAACTCCGTCTCGCGGCAAATGTCATTTACGGCACGCTGCGTCAGGTCAATCCAGTGCTTCAGCGGCTTAACTGCAGCTTTACGCTGGCGCCAGGCTGCACGTTCTTTCTTCTCAGTGGCGCGCTGCTTGGCAGACTCTTTGCGTTGTGCAGCCTCCCGGGCTTTTCTGGTCTGCTCCTTGCCGACGGCGCTGGCGCACTCGTAACCGCAAACGGTCTGGGTTTCACGCACCGGATGGAACCACTGCCGGCATTCTTTGTTGGTACACTTGCGGCGAGGTAATTTAGCCATAATCACCCCCAGACCTTTTGGCGAAAGGTTCTTGGCGTACGCGCCGGATGTTCGCATTCAGGTAATTTTGCACTGACAGTCCAGGTGATGTTGTCGCGGTTCAGGCTGCGTTCTACCCTGGCGCCACGGCGGCGGTAACTTGCCACCAGTTCGTCGGCCTGCTCGGTTGTGCATTCGTGATGGTGGAACCAGGAAAATTTCATCGCCATCACCCCGCAAAGCTCATAAGCTGTGCAGCGGCGTTTTCCGCTTCTCGCTGAGTCTTGAATGCCCGGGACAATACCCAGCGCCACAGAACATCGAGCGCGGCTTTGTACAGCTGCTGGAACTCGGTTTCATCCATATTGGCGAAGGCAATGCTGCGGGGGTGTTTGCGAAGGGTGCCGTCAGGAAGCTGTATAGCGTCGTAATGGCCAGACTCGACGATCACCCAGGCGCGATAAGCATCATAGGATTTGCAGATGCTGATGCTACCGGCGCGCTTATCGGCGATGCGGTCCAGATATTGCTCGGCAGCATCCAGGAGTGCTGCTTCGCTTCCCGCGAATGAGGCAAGGAATTTAGCGTACCCGGTTACCAGCTTGCGTTCGTTGGAGGAGATCGCCCCGCCAGTAGGTTCCCAGTATTCAAACCCGAGATTCAGGAGCGCAAAGAAACGGCGATGGAATGCGGGATTCCTCACCTGACGAAATTCGGCTACCAGCACGGCGCCAAGTTTGATTTTTGATTGCAGAATATCGCTGGTCTCCGGCGTAGCGGGGATCAGGATTCCTGATGATTGCTTAATGAGTTGTAGTTCGTGCGCCATGGTACTCTCAGTGGCGCATCAAGTTGTCAGTTGTTCAGGCTGACACTGACATTATGTACAGTTGATAATGGAAAATCAATGCAAGAAAAAACCCGCCGTAGCGGGTTTAATCTTGATGGTGAGTGCTATTTATTGATAACTATTTCTGGCAAACCTTCTTGGACTTGCTGATAGAGCCATCATTACAAACAAATTTTTCACCCGAACAATGCGATATTCCGCCTTTCTTACCTGAGCATGGCTTGTTTGCTGCCGTTGCTGTCAGTGAAAAAAGTGACACCAATAAAACAACAAGAACTTTCTTCATATCCCTATTCCCATCAGTAAAAGTAAGTGAATCGTAGCAGGGATCGATGAAGCGAAAAAGAAAACCCGCCGTAGCGGGTTATATTGTCGATATGGGAATTCACATATCGCTTGTATGGCAGGTTATATCAATCACCAGAGTCTACGAGCTTTTGCATAGCACCTGCGTAACGGGACATGCCGATTTCCAATGCTAACCTCACGTCCTGCTGCGGTGCTGCCGCGAGCATAGCCCTGTATGTCGGGTTAATTGCATCATGTTCGTTCATTGCTGCCCATCCTGCTTTATTCATAGCCTCCGTTGGCTCTTTTGGAACCAACTGCCAACCATCCTGAATCACCGGAGAGTTGCCAGCCTGAAGCATGGCGGCGCGGCAGGCCTTCCAGCCCTCCCACATCCTGATGAAATCATGGGCCAACCATGCGGAATACTCCGTTACTGCATATCCAGTGCCACAGCGGGTGACATGCTTCGGCATTTTGAATGTTCGCTCGAATGCATCTCGCGGATCTTCATCCGGCACTACCGGCGC